AAGGACAAGGTACAACTTGGTATACAAATGGATCACTTTCTTTTGATGGTATTCCAGTAGTAGTTGCTCAAGGGATGCCTGCTAACTCAATGATAGCTGCACAAAAATCAAATCTATTTTTCGCTACAGGACTGTTAAATGATACAAACGAAGTGAAATTGATTGATATGAGTGACCTTGACGGCTCGCAAAATGTGCGAATTGTAATGAGATTTACAGCAGCAGTTGCAATAGGTATTTCTGCTGACGTAGTTCTTTACGCATAAGATTAAATAAATAAATTTTAAAGAAGGGGAGGTAAAATGCCTTCCCTTTTTTTATAACATTAAATACATAAAAAAATGAGTTGTGATATTTCATTAGGCAGATTAGAGCCTTGTAAAGACAGCGTTGGTGGCATAAAGAATTTATACTTTGTGAACTTCGACCAAATAGATGGATATTCTTATGTAGACGTAGCAGATAACAGCGATGTACTTGCAGGTTTTGGTACGCTTGGAACTATAGTAGGATACAAATACGAATTAAAAGGTGGTAATAACTTAGAGCAAACAATTACAAGCTCTAGAGAGAATGGAACTACTTTTGTTGAGCAAACGCTTACAGCAGTTCTTAAAAAACAAGACATTGCTACGCATAAGCAAATTAAATTACTTTCTTTTGGAAGACCAAGAGTAATTGTTGAGGACTATAACGGTAAGTTCTTTATGATGGGATTGGAAAACGGTGCTGATATGACTACAACAGCTATCACTACAGGTACTGCAATGGGTGATTTAAATGGTTACACGTTAACGATGGTAGCTCACGAGAAGATACCTGCTAACTTTATCAATGCAGCAGATGAGGCTACATTAGGAGCATCTCCTTTCTTGACTTCTATTGTTTCAGGAACATAATTAAATTTAGATCCTGGATTAAACAGTTCAGGATCTATTTTATTTTATATGATACAGTTAGAATCTTATACAGACTATCCTAAACAAGCTCAGGAGAACGCTAAAATTGCGTTAAGATATGCTGCTTCTTTTGGATGGGGTTCTTGTGGAACTGCTGTAGGGAAAGCTAGAGCTAATCAATTAGCAAAAGGAAAGCCAATAACTAGAGATACAATTGCTAGGATGGCAGCTTTTGAGAGACATAGACAAAACAGCAATAAACCATTAGGAGATGGCTGTGGTCGTTTAATGTGGTTAGCTTGGGGTGGAGATGCAGGTGTAAAATGGGCACAAAGGAAGCTAAAGCAGATTGATAAAAAGTAAATAATAATTAAATCATTTAAACCTACCTTTCCAGGTGGGTTTTTTTGTGCTTATAAAACAAATAACCAATAAAGTAGTTATTTAGATATGGTGATATTAAAAGAACAATCAGGATCTCAAAGTTTTAAAATAATCCCAAGAGTAAACCAAGCAGATAGTATTGTAATTAAAGGAATAGAAGGATCAGCTACTGTTTCTTTTACTCCCACATTTGATTTATATTTTATGGTAGTATCAGGGGTGTTTACTTTAAAGGAAGGACAGCAATATGCTTTTGATGTAAAGAATGGAACAGAGATAGTTTATAAGGGTAGGATCTTCTGCACAAATCAAGTTATTGCAGATTACACTATTAACAAGGATACATACACAAAAACACCATCTAATAATGACTTTATAGTAATATAATGGAGAATAACGTACACATCTTAGAATTGGCAACTTATGAAAAGCCACAGGTAATAGAATCAACGAACAAAGAATGGGTTGCTTATGGGGAACAGAATAATTATTATGATTGGTTGATTGCTAGATATAAAAACAGCACAACTAACAATGCTGTAATAAACAACATTGCAAGATTAATCTACGGTAGAGGTATACACGCTTTAGATGCTTCTAGAAAGCCGAACGAATACGCAATGATGAAAGCAATGATATCTCCAAAAACATTGCGAGGGGTAGCGTTAAATTTTAAAATGCTAGGAGCAGGTTATTTCCAGGTTATTTACAATAAGCAACATACAAAAATCGTAAAGGTTGATTATATTCCTACTCGTTTAATCAGGGCAGGAAAATGTAACTCAGATGGATATGTTGATACTTATTATTACTCTGACAATTGGGAAGAGGTAAAGAAGTATCCACCAAAGAAATTTAGTGCGTTTGGAACTTCAAAAGATGCGATTGAAATTGACTGTGTAAAGTTTGATTCAGTTGATATGAAATATTATACAGATGTTGATTACAATGGAGCATTACCTTACTGTGTATTAGAGGAGGAGATAGCTGACTACCAAATTAACGATGTGCAGAACGGATTTTCAGGAACAAAAGTCGTTAATTTTAACAATGGTATACCTGGAGAGGAACAACAGAGAGCAATTTCTAGACAAGTAAAAAGCAAGTTAACAGGAGCGAAAGGAGATAAGGTTATTATTGCATTTAATGCGAATCAGGAAGCTAAAACAACTGTTGAGGATATCCCTTTAAATGATGCACCTGAACACTATCAATACCTGTCTACTGAAGCACAAGCTAAGATCCTGAACGGACATACTGTAATCAGTCCTATGCTTGTCGGAGTAACTACAGAGAATAGTGGATTTAGTTCTAACGCTGATGAGATAGAAATGGCTACAAAGGTATTCTATAACCAAGCAATAGTTCCATTTCAGGATGCTATATTAGATAAGATTGAAGAGTATTTGGCTTTTAATGGTGGTGCATTGGATCTTTATTTTAAAAGATTAAATCTAATGGATTCTATCGAAGAGAAGCAACAAGCAGTAGAAGAGGCACAGTTGACTTTATCTAGTCAGATGGAGGAAATAATTGACCAATATGGAGAGGAAGAGTCTGAAGATTGGGTGCTTATAGATGAGCGAGAAGTTGATTACGATTTGGAAGAGGATTTGGATAACCAAGTAAAAGAGTGGGAAGCAGAACTCCAGGAAGATGATAAAACTACTTTATCAAAAATATGGAACTTTGTTTCTTCAGGGATTGCTTTCCCAAACGCTAAAAGTTCACAAGATAAAGAGGTAAAAGGTTTATTCTTTAAAACAAGATATAAGTATACAGGAAATCCAAGTCCACAAAGAGGGTTTTGTCAAGTTATGATGGCTAAAAATAAAATCTACAGAAAGGAGGACATCATTAATATGGGAGCTGCTGCTGTAAATGCAGGATTCGGTGAAGGTGGTGCTGACAACTATTCGATATGGTTATACAAGGGTGGTGCTAGATGCCACCACAAATGGACTAGAATGACATATATGAGTGATACTCGAAGCATAGATGTAAAATCTCCTTTAGCTAATACAAAGCCAAGAGGAGGAAATGTGCATCCAAGTCAGGCACAAAATAAATATGGGTATAAAGTTAATAACGATAGTAAAGTAAATCAAAAACCTAACAATATGCCATTGAAAGGATTTAGTCCTAATAACCCTAATTTACCAAAAGACGTTAAATAAGAAAAAATGGGATACGCATTATTTATAACAACAGAAGACATACCAAAGTTTACAGCTTTAAACGCAAATACTGACGTAGATAAATTTGTACAGTTTTGTCTAATCGCACAAGATATACACATACAGAATTATTTAGGTAGTAATCTATATGATAAAATTGCAGCAGATATAACAGCAGGATCTTTATCAGGGAACTATTTATCTTTAGTAAATAATCACATTAAAAAAATGTTGATTCATTTTGCTATGGTTGAATACTTGCCATTTGCAGCTTATACAATTGCTAACAAAGGTGTATACAAGCACGGAACAGAGAATGGAGAAACAGTAAGTAAAAATGAAGTTGACTATTTAGTAGAAAAGGAGAGAGATATTGCACAGCATTATACTGAAAGGTTTATTCGATATATATGCGAGAACTCTGAGCTGTTCCCTGAATACAATAACAATACAGGAGATGATATGTCACCTGATAAGAATGCATTTACGAGTGGATGGGTATTGGATGCTATGCCTGATAAGATCCAGGGGTATGATAGGAGAGACGTAGAGTAATATGAAGAAACAATACAATCCAAAAGAGAAGAATATAATTAAGTTGAAAAATTATCTTAAAAAGTGCAAAAAATGAAAGACTTAATTATCTATTATGCTGCAACTTTTTTAAAGGTGCTAATGGTCTTTTTTAGTCCAATTTCAGGAATCATAATGTTAGTTGCATTATCTACAATTTTAGATACTATTGTGGGTTTATGGAAAGCAGCAAAACTTAAAGAGAAAATAACAAGCAAAAAAGCAAGGTTTGGATTCGTTCCTAAACTGATTAGTTATGTAGCTGCGATTATGCTCGTGTATATGTCAGATTATTTTATCATAAGCGAACTATTAAGCACAGTAATAAGCATTGAGTTTTTTGCTACTAAAGTAGTTGCGTTGGCCCTGATTAGTGTAGAGGTTAAATCTATTGATGAATCATTCAAAGCAGTAAAAGGTTGTTCGTTTCTGGAAAAGATTACAGGATTAATCTTAAAAATGAAAGATATCAAAAAGAATATTTAATGGCTAAACTTGAGTACCTTATAATTCATTGTACAGCTACTCCTGAAGGCAGAGAGGTAACATCTGAAGAGATATATAGATGGCACACAAATCCTAAATCAAAAGGAGGGAGAGGATGGTCGCAGGTTGGATATTCTGAATTAATCCATTTAGATGGCTCTATTGAAACATTAGTTGAGTATAACGATGATGATATTGTAGAGAGTTGGGAGGTTACAAACGGAGCGAGAGGTATGAACTCCAAATCTCGACATATTGTTTACGCAGGAGGATGTGATAAGAATATGAAAGCAAAAGATACAAGAACAGATAAGCAAAAGGAAGCTTTAGAAATGTATGTTAAAGCACATACTACTCTGCACCCTGATTGGGAGATAGCAGGGCATTATCATTTTGCATCTAAAGCCTGTCCAAGTTTTAATGTTGAGAATTGGTTAGAAGATATCGGAATCCAGGACAAGAATATTTATAGAAAATGAGGTTAATTATTTTATTGCTAATTTTATCTAGTTGCTCAAGTACATTCCATTTGAAAAGAGCAATTAAAAAAGATCCTGAAATCCTGCAAGAAAAAACAGTAACAGATACGATAAGGATTGAAACTTTAGATTCTATACCATATGTAGTTAATGATACTGTTCGATATACCTATTTTAAGAGCATTACAGACACTTTAATTCAATTTAGGTATAAGTACGTAAAACCTATTAAA